GCATCAATCTTGTCTATAGCACTGTCTATAGCAAGTATTGTTTCTCTATGTTCTTCAAATTCAGGGGCAGGGTCACCTGCTTTGAATGTGTCAGGATCTGGCAGATCGAATAAGGCTTCTAGTTTTTTGGTCATGCACGTATTTACCGTGGCTTGCCTTTGTGGAATATTTGATTTTCAGTAACTACTCGAAACTTCATGCCCTGCTGTGCGCACCATACAGAGGCTGCTTGCCACTTGGCGGTATTCAATGCTACGTATGCTCTGTCACGAGTACTGCGAGCACTTTCCATTGTGGTCTCTGTACTAGGTTTCACTTCAATCACTTCAGCATGTTTTTGTCCGTTTTTATCCACATAGATTATGAGAAAGTCTGGAACATAGATTGTTTGTTTGTTGGTAAATGGATTGCGATAAGGAATGTTTATGGCTTCGCTGGCCCACTGCAAGATGCTGGGATTGTTGTCACAGAACTGCATGAATACAAATTCCCAGCCGGATCTATAGGTAGGTTGTCCTTTGCCTATATACTTCTCCGGATGGCTTATTTGGAATTTGCCTTGTGCATAGTTACGTGCCATACTAAACCAAAATAGTTCTAGCTATCGGATTGGCTGTGTTTAGATTATTGTTTAGTCCAAGCAGACTTGTTCCAACCCTGTTTAGATTTAAAAACACAGTGAGGTATTGATTCAGTTCACCACGAGGCATTTTTTGAAATTCAGTCAGAATTGTCATTGGATTGGTATTTTGACTGGCACTGGTAAAAATAACTGCACTGGCCAATATCTGTGCAGCCGCTTTGTTATCAGCTACAGTTTCAAAAAAACTTTGTATAGCTTCGTCAATGTCTTGTCCAACATTTATTGGAGGCAAGGAAAGATTATTAAAATAATTAGCAGGGTTGAAGGTAATGTCTTTAACACCTGTGTTTATTGGGCCTAGATTAACTACTTGCATTATATTGTTACCTCTGGAGTTGGACCTTCGCTTGGCTTAGATTGATTGCTTGGTGGCCCATAAGATGATGACTCATTCATGCCTGCGGCGCTATCGCTATATTTCTTAGGCGGATACCTGGCAGCAAGATTATCTGTCTCGGCTTTGGCTGCTTTGGCTTCTTCTGCTTTTTTCTTCTCGGCAGCAGTTTTTGCATAAGCAACTGCGGTGTTAAACAATGGAGGAAAAGCTGGCACTGGACTTTGCGGAAATGCAGCCAGTTGCTTGGCCACTGCCAGACCATTAGTGGTTGCTTGTGTGCTGGGTTTATTATAAGGCAAAGTCTCTTCAGGTTTTGCACCACCGGTACCACCAAGGCCCCCGAGTCCACCTAGTTTGCCTATACCTCCAGCGATAATACCAGCATTTTTAATCGCACCTATAGCGGTGCCTAGATTACCTGGTCCAATACCGCCTTTAGCCAACTGCTGTCCTGACCTTACAAGACCACCTGCTGCAATTAATTCTTTGCCGCCATCCTTGCCTGCAATGGTACCAGCCTGATATAGCAAATTTGATATCGCTGGTGCATCTATCTTGCCTAGCGGATTACGACCTCTGATTATTTGTCCCACAAGAGCTGTTCCTACTCCTAGTGCCACTTTGCTAAACACACTGTTATTTGTCTTGGTTGGCGGACCGCTATTGGTAGTTCCAGACATATATCCCTGTGCTCCTGGTCCATATGAATAATTCCCTCCATATGAGTATGCACCTGATTGTGAATTTTCTTCTACTGCACCGCCTTCGGTGTATCTATCAACTGCTTGACTCGCTTGTACTGGCTGACCATCTTCATAGGTAACTTCTGTATTTGGTGCTTCACCTCCTTCACCATTTGGAGTTAGTGTGCTTGGTGTATTATCATAGTTCAGCAGCATGTCAGCCGCAAAATTTTCTTTTGTAAAATATCCAGTAGCATAGGTAACTGTTTCAAATTGCACAGTCATTTCTTGTTCCATTACCCCATTACCTTGAGCCATGTCATGCTCACCATGACGGAATGCAGTGATCATTGGATTGTGTAGTGTTACTTCGCTAAACTTTTTTTGGTGAAAACTATAGATCTGTATGTTTTTGATCAAACGAGTGTCAAACTTTCCGTCATTGTTTCGCAGGGTGTATCCCCATAGATCAGTTGCTCTAGCCAGATACTTGTGCGGTGCGCCGTACAGCGCATCTGTATAATCGCTATCTCTATAGTAAAAGCTATAGTAGTCATACCAAAGTTTTCTAATTGTGTCATTATTGTCGTCATGAAACTTGATGGTTACTGGATCGTATTTGAGTTTTGTTTGTACAAGATTTACTCGATTGTATGCATTCAGTGTTTTTACTTCTGCTGTAAATTTTGGCAAGCTGATATTCTTTACCAATGCACCAACTTCAGATGTATCGCCATAGCCTCGTAGGCCATCGTACATGCTGTGCTCTGTGTTTAGATTAAATCGTACGTAGAATAAAAACTGATACTTAGGGGCCAGGCGATAGTTGCCTGTCCTAAAGATATAATGAGCATGAGCATAGTCTTTCATTTGCTCATCAACTGATATACCTTGTAAAAAACTAAACATGCTCATAGCACAGTATTCCTATTTGTAGTATTTATCTCATAAAAAAACCCCGCATTTGCGGGGTTCAAAGTTGTCATCTGAATCAATCAGATTAGTTTGCTGTATCGCCTGCTAGACGTCCGACGTCTGTACCTACACCAGATCCAATTGGTGTTTGTACGGCATTGTCATATTTGATAGTCAACTGGATCTTTACTGGGTCATTGGTAGAGTAGTTAACTTCTCCATATTGAACCTGTTGCAAGAAGCAGCCGTATAGTTCCCAGGTCTCAAGCACGTTAGGTTGATTTACACCGTTACCACCATCCAGCATTTCAATACGGGTGATAAACTTGTAGTCAAATCCTGACACTGCTGAGGACTGCTCCATGAAGTCAAATTGTTTCTGCAACTGTTCGCCAATCAAACGAGTAACATTACCAGCTGCATCGTCACGTAGATTAACTGTGACATCTTGCCATTCTGGCTTGCCAATCATTTTAATTTTGCTGTTGTAAGCATCAATGGTGATATCGCCGAACTGTACCTGTGGGCGAGTAACGTCCATTACTTGCTTGGTTAGTTCCGACACTGGTTGACTTACGCCAAACTGCTCAAAGCTGACTCTGAAGCGATATGCCAACTTTGGCATCAACAGACCTTGAGTTGATGAACTCTGATCTGTGGCCAGTGGAACTGTGAATTTTGTTAGTGATCCTACGGACATTTTGTTTGTCTCCTATACTTTTATTTAGCCTATCTATTACTTCCCAGCTCCACCTAGTGTACCTGGATTCTTCAATCTAACTGGAATGTAAATAAATTCAACTGCTTTGACAGGCTCAATTGCAATGTCTACATACAATTCGTTTCTAGCAATACGGGCCGATGTATTGTTAGACGAATCACATACCACTAGATAATCGTAAATACCGCGTTTAGCAACTAGGTCATTCATTGCACCTTCAATTGCTTGCTTGATTTGATCACGGGTGATCTTGTCGTTAGGTTCAAACAAATAGCTGTTGCTGATTCCTGCTAACATAGTACGAATGTAATTTACCAAACGTGCCACATTCACGCGATCCATGCTCTGCGGAATTGGACTACGAGTTTTCTGTCCAAAAATAGCTAGACCTAGTCCTGGCAAATTAGCAATTGGATTGATGCGCAGTGTATACAGTGTATCACGCAGACTCTGACGAACACCAATTCTATTAAACAAACCAGTGGTGTAATCAACGTAACCTACTGCTGTTGCATTGTCAACCAGTCCACGGCGTGCACCAGCTGGTGCAAACCACTGATAGCTGATGTTATCACTGTGGATGAATCCACGTAGTGCCATATGACTTGCTGGTACAACAACTTCGTTGCCATTCAAGTCATTGGTTAGTCCTGATGGATAGTAAATTGCTGTATAAACGTCTGCTGTTGTTGCAACTTCGTTGCTCCATGTTGTAAGGTCGATCGCATTAGGCTGTAGATTAAACGGTGTGTCACCAATGATAAAGCCTGTATTGGCACGATCGTTGTTCAGTGCTGTCATGTTAGCTAACAGTTCTGGATA